AGGAATCGAGACATAATTAAGGATCCTGTATTTGATCTAGTGGCAGGAATAAAAATTTATCTGCCTACAAGCAATACCATAAGAACGGTGTTGGGAGTTTGATATGGCGGATAATAATTCTGTTGTAAATAGATCCACCCCGGCGTTAACAAAATCTCCAGCATCAATTACCAATCGTGAAAATAATAAAGCAAATATTTTAAATAGGTACCGGTCATATACCTACAATTTTACTCTGGCTGCAGTTGATAAAAATCATGCCAATGATCCAAAAATTTGGAGGAAAAGTATTAAGGATTTTATTATTCTGCGATCCGGAGGAAAAGGTGCTGACACCATAACCGAAAATGTAGTTGGGCAGGATACTTTTAGAAATGAAACATCAACTTCGGTGGGATCTAGCGACGGGGTTGGATTTAAAGTTGGGCAGGTTAACAGAAAGGTACTCGACGGGACAGATACATCAAGAGGTCAAAAATTAGTTAAGGGATTTAATAGTAGCGATAGCTCTGGCAGATTTGATTTTTTCATAGACAATGTCGAAATAGACATAACCATGGCTCCGAAAAAAAGCGGTGGATTTACATTACCTACAAAATTACAATTTGATGTATTTGAGCCCTACGGGATAGAAGGGTTTATTGAAGCTCTGCAAGTATCTGCTGAAGCAGCAGGATACGAAAATTATGTAGTAGCTAGTTTTTTGTTGTTTGTAGATTTTATCGGGTACCCGGATGATCAAATTCTTCCTTTGCCGACTACTATCAATGGATCTAGTAGATATTTCTTAATTAAATTCACTGGATTAGGTATTGAAATTACAGAAAGAGGAACCAAATATCAATGCACCGCAGTTCCTTTCAATGAAATGGGATTTGGGGAAGCAGGTAAAATAAAAAAACCTTTGTCTATGAACGGTTCTACAGTTAAAGAAATGCTGGAAAGTCTTATGGACAGTGTTAACCAACGACAAACTGGTAGCGAGGATATTTCTAAAGACCCGGGATCGGATACCTATGAAATAAAATTTCCAGTTCGTAAAGCAGATGGGACGTGGGATTATGATGCCTTTGATGATACAATAGCCGGTAAAAAGATGGCCGATGAAGAGGAAGGCAGTAAATTGGTTGGTATGTTGGATCCAAAAACAGCTGGTACTACAGGTAGTTTGTCGTCATTTTTACGGAGCAAATCAACAAATGGCAGAATAAATTTTCCTGAAAATGTTAATATACACGACATAATATCGGCTACTATCAGGGACAGTACATATCTACCAAAACTGCTGAAAGAAATAGAGCCCGACAAGTTTGGAATGATTCAATATTTTTTAATTAAATTGGAAGTAGAAAACAAAGCTCGTACAGATCCATATAAAAAGAGACCATATCAAAATTTTAGATATGTAGTTACTCCGCACAGGGTTCACTATACTTTCATTCCTGAGTATGCTCAAAGTGAAAGAATCAGTAGGAAAGTATTGCAAACTATAGTACATAGAAAATATGATTATATCTACACAGGGTTGAATACAGATATTTTAAATTTTAAATTGGATTATAATTTTTTATATTTTGAAGCAGTCCCAACTGCGTTGGGCAGAAATCGAGATAGCGGAGCAGAAGATCAAGCAACATCAGTTCCATTAGATAAACAAGATCAACCTGCCGATCCTAAAGTTGTTTCAACTAACGCCCTTGCAGGAACACCTGCAAGCAAGGCTGACCGAACAAGCGTACATAACGGTGATGAAACAAATGCCAGACAACCTACTCCAGATCCTTATGCTGCTATGGCTAAAAACATGCATCTAGCACTACAAAACAGTGTGAGTAGGGTAACTGGGGATTTAGAAATCATAGGAGATCCATTTTTTCTAGTAACCGGCGGCATTGGTAATTATAAACCAATCCCACTATCCGATCAACCGGGAGTCACAACAGACGGGGAAGCAGATACCTATTATGGGCAGGTATTGGTCCAAGTAAATTTTAAAAATCCAGTTGACATAGGTACCAACGGTATAATGAGATTTAGGCCGGGTATTTCGTCGACTAGTGGTATTTTCATGGTAGTAAAATCTAAAAATACATTTAAAGATGGTACATTTAAACAAGTCTTAAGTTTAATTCGTATACCGGGAGAATTGACAGATAAAAATAATGAAACAAACCCAGCTCAAGGTAATCCTACCGAATCTAGATCGCCGTCTCAAAGTTCCCCGGCGGCAACATCAGCTCAAGGAAATGCATAATTTATGAGCAATGATTTTATCGACACAAGGTCAAGGTCTAAGTTAGGTAGTCCGGGTCCATTTGTGGCCATTATAACCAACAATGTGGATCCTACCTATATGGGTAGATTGGAAGTGGCTGTAATTAAGGGACTATATCCTGATACATCTCAACAGGCCAATACCTATACCGTAAAATATCTCAATCCATTTTATGGAGTAACATCAATTAAATTCCAAGGCAATAATAATGCCGACAATAAAGATGTACAAAAAAGTTATGGTATGTGGATGGTACCGCCCGATGTTGGTACCAGAGTTTTAGTTATATTTGTTGACGGAGATCCTAATCAAGGCTATTGGATGGGATCTGTAATGGACAATTATCAAAATCACATGGTCCCTGGTATTGCGGCCAGTGATACAGCATTGCTTTCTGCTGCTCAAGAAAAAGAATATGATACCAAATATCTACCTGTTTCTGAATTTTTAAAAAACGACGCAAATGATAAGAACAGTTTAGATGTTAGTAAATTTGGCAAACCCGTACATCCTTTCGCAGACAAGTTGTTAAAGCAAGGGCTATTAAAAGACACAGTGCGGGGAGTTACATCCAGTTCTGCCAGGCGAGAATCACCTAGTGCAGTATTTGGTATTAGTACACCGGGCCCGCTTGATAAAAAAGGAAAGAAGGGAAATCTAGGCTATACAAATAATTATCAAGCACCGGTTGATAGATTAGGTGGCAGTACATTTGTCATGGACGATGGTGATAGCAATGGTGAAAACGAATTAGTAAGAATACGAACCAGGACCGGGCATCAAATACTCATGCACAATACCAAGGATTTGATTTATATAGCTAATGGTCAAGGAACTGCATGGATAGAATTAACCGGCGATGGCAAGATAGATATCTATGCCAATGATTCGGTTAGTATTCGATCGGAGGTAGATTTTAATTTTCATGCCGATCGTGACATCAACATTGAAGCGGGACGTAATATTAATTTTAGAGCACCGGGGAATTTCAGTATCGAAGCAGAGAAAAATTTTAGTCTCGTATCCGGCCAAGATGGTAAAATTCATGTTAAACACAATTTGGATCAAACTGTAGAAGGATATCACAAAGTTTCAGTTCAAAGCAATTATGATCTAAAAGTCGGGGGTACCGCAAGACAAACTGCTACCAAGGATTTTAATATTTCTGCTGGTGCTAATAATAATTTTTCAGCCAACGCTAACACTAATATTTCCACTCAAGGTACTCATTATGAATCTGCCAAAGAAATACATATGAATGGACCTGTTGCTGCTACCGCTGCTCCGGCAGAAAAAGCAGAAACTCCCGAACCTATGATTCGTTGGAGTTTACCAAATACAGATCCTATTAAATTCCCCTGGAAAGGTAAACAATATAAGGCTACTCCTATAGAAAGTATCATGCAGCGTATGCCTACACACGAGCCCTGGGAACAGCATGAGGATCTTGGAAGAGAAAAATTCAGCTCTATTGCAACCGATGCTGTGGCAGGAAACGCTAATAAAAAGGCCTAATAAATACTATCATGGCATACAAATCTAAAGTAATCACCACAACAGAATCTGTTTATCAACAGGCTGCTAAATTGAATCATTTTTATAAAGGGTTCAGCACAGTTAATTCTAATAATTCTAATAATCTTTATGATTTAGAATTGATCAAGCAGGATATTATCAACAATTTTAATACTAAAAAAGGCGAAAGAGTAATGAATCCTGAATTTGGCAGTATTATTTGGGATTTGCTAATGGAACCTTTAACAGACGGAACTACAGCATTGTTAAGAGAAGATATCAACAAAATCTGTACAGCAGATCCTAGGGTAGTTCCGACGCAAATGGATATAACAGAATTTACTCAAGGTTATTTGTTGGAAATTACACTGGAAACAGTTGATACCGATCAAAGCATCAATATGAAACTGACTTTTAATCAACAGACCGGGCTTACTTTCCAATAATCTATGTAGTTTATTTGTTCAATAAATACCATATCTAATATAAAAACATGATTCCATCAACTAATACTAAACTACTGGTCGCCGAAGATTGGAAAAAGATTTATCAATCTTTTCGTAATGCCGATTTTAAAAGTTATGATTTTGAAACATTAAGACGCACTATGATTCAATATCTTCAGGAAAACTATCCTGAAGATTTCAACGACTATATTACCAGCAGTGAATATATTGCTTTAATAGATGTAATTGCTTATTTGGGGCAGAATCTAAGTTTTAGAATAGATCTAAATGCTAGAGAAAATTTTTTAGAAACTGCACAGCGCAGAGACAGCATTTTAAGACTGGCTCAACTGGTCAGTTACATACCCACTAGAAATATCCCTGCATCAGGTTTTTTAAAAATATCATCGATAACAACCACTGATAGTGTAGTTGATGGATCGGGCAATAATCTAGCCAACACCACAATTTCTTGGAATGACAGTACCAACTCTAATTGGTATCAACAATTTATTACCGTATTAAATTCTGCTATTCCTGGCAGTTTTGTATTTGGTAAGCCTTATGATAGAAATACTATTGATGGAATTTTAACTGAACAATATAAAATTTCCAGTACTAATACCAATGTTCCTGTATATGGTTTCTTAAAAACCATTAACGGAACTGCAATGAATTTTGAAATAGTCCCGGCTACATTTTCTGGAGAAACCTACATATATGAGGAGTCTCCTAAACCCGCTAGTTCTTTTAGTTTAATTTATCGCAATGATAATCAGGGCAATAACAGTGCCAATACAGGATTTTTTGTTTATTTTAAACAGGGAACCTTAAATTTATCTTCGTTTAGCGTGACCAATCCGGTATCAAATGAAATAATAGGCATTGATGCCAAAGGTATTAACAACACAGATATTTGGTTATGGCAATTAGATGGTAATGGAAATTATTCTAAACTATGGTCTAGGGTGCCGGATGTTGTAGGTAATAATGTTATCTATAACAGTATTTCTAAGGATGAAAGAAATATCTACAGTGTTACATCAAGAGACCAGGATCAGATCGATTTAAATTTTGCTGACGGAAGTTTTGGAAACTTGCCCAATGGACAGTTTAATTTATATTATAGACAAAGTAATGGTTTAACATATACCATTAAGCCCGATCAAATGGGCGGAGTTGTTGTTGAAATACCTTATAAAAATAAATCTGGTCAAAATAATACATTAATTTTGACTATGAGTCTTTTGTACACAGTCAGTAATGCTGCAGGTACTGAAAGCAATACCAGTATTCAAAGCAAAGCACCGCAGGCCTATTATACTCAAAATCGCATGGTAACGGCTGAAGATTACAATATCAAACCACTGACATTAGGCAGCGATATATTAAAAGTTAAAAGTGTTAATAGAATTAGCAGCGGCCTGAGCAAATATTTTGATCTCAGCGATGTTAGTGGAAAATACAGTAAGACCAATATTTTTGCCGCAGATGGATTGATCTATAAAGACAGCAATGAGCAAAGTTTTGATTTTTCTTTTGTAAATAAAAATCAAATTTTAGCCATCATCAAAGAAAAATTAGAACCCATAGTAGCATCTAGTGCTATGCGATCTTTTTATTTGGATCAATGGCCCAGGGTTAATATACAAGATCTATCATTATCGTGGAATGTACCGGTGCTAGGTCAGCCTAGGGGATATTTTTCGAGTCCGACTAGACCTGAAAGTGTAGGCAGTTATACATCTTCATTATTACAATATGTATCTAATGGTGCGTTAGTTAAGTTTATTCCTACTTCAGGAAAAAAATTCTCCGCAGCAGGAAAATTAGTATCATTGACTAATGTTTCAGCGGTAGATTATCTATGGAGAGGAATTTCTCAGGTCATTGCCGATGGATCAAATCAAAATCTCGGAGTATTAGACAATGGCACAGGCCCAATTATTTTAAACAATTATATTGACGATAAGTCTATTCCTGTTGAAATAATTCCTAAATTTATTAATTCATTTACTAGTAGTTTTGAAAGTCAACTGGTAGATCTTTGTGCAAACAAACGCAATTTTGGATTGACATTTTTAAAAGATACTAGAGTATGGGCAATTATACTAGATACCAATTTAGATTTAAATAGTCCGTTCAGTCTTGATCTTCAAGGAAATACAGAAAATACCAGTAGAGATTCTAGTTGGATAATTGCATTCTCTTGGCAGGGCAATGGTTATAAAGTTAGATATAGATTAACAAATTACATCTTTGAAAGTGAAAAAGAAACAGCATTTTACATAGATAATGATTCGATAAATTATGATTTTATCAGTAATACAGTAATTAAGGATCAAATTAAAGTATTATCTCTTAATAGTTCTCTTGTTACAAATACGTCCTTGGATAAGGAGTATCAGTGGCAAATTGATAGTTCGGTTATCGAATCTGATGGATATGTGGAGCCCAAAAAAGTTAAAGTAAGT